TCACTTTCTAAATTCCTGCGTATAACAAACCTGTTCCTGTAAGATACTTCTCTGCAACACTGTAAATCAATCTTGTTTGGGATGTCTTATCTGTAAGAACTGCCCCAACCAATGAATTGTTGCCATAAGAAATACTTTCACTTCCGCTAGATACGGAAGAAACATCCCTACCGCCATTCTCACGGTATGTATTTTCCGCAATGTCAATATTGTTCAGAACCTCTGCGACTGCACATACAGATTTCTTTACTTTTTCTGACAATCGGTCATCTGTCGGGAAATTATCAACCAATCTGTCAAATGTAAGTACGTCAATCTCTTCACTGGCTCTTTCTGAAAGTCTTGGGAAATCGGCTTCTGCAATTACGTTTCCCAAATATTTATTTTTGTAAAAATCATAATCACAGTATGCCATATTTCCCTCCGCTTATTATCCCAATGTCTTAATCTGTGCAATAGCAATAGCCTTTTCTGGGTATGCATTTGAGCCATTCTTTGCAAGCTCCCAGTTTGTTCCAGATTCCAACTGTGCATCTGTTGGAGAAATGATTGTTGGAGTTTTCCAAGAGATACCAAATGGAGCAAATACCTTTCTCTGACGAGTGATAAGGTCTGTCTCTCCACCATTTGTCTTTGCATCACGCTCAAGCTCTGACGGAACTTTTACACCACAATTTGTATATTCAATCGCTCCCTGTCCAAGAACATATGTGGTATAAATTGTCTCGCCTTCTTCTGTTGTTTCTGTCGGCATTGAATCATCCACAAGGATAAGTCTGCCGTTTAATGTAGCAAGTGGAAGGTTTCTCTGAAGGCCGTCAGTATCTGTATACTTCAAGTACTCAAGCAGATTCTTATTCTCTAAGCTGGTAGCAACAGCAGAATGCATTACTGCCAATGCAAACTTTGATTTCTGGTCACCAAGAGCCTGCTGCATAGCAAGGTTTAATGTCGTAACATCAAACTTAGATTCCTCTTCCTCTGTCACATCATATGTGTGCTTTGTGACAAATTCTGCATTCTTTCCACCGGTCATTGAAAATACACCCTTCAAAGTGCTGATAAGTGTATTCTGGTCAACGTCGTCCCAAAACTCCGCAACTTCTGATGCGGCGGCTGTGTAATCATCTCCAGAAATGTCTGAATTAAAGTCTTTTTCAGTCCATCCCTGTGCACGACCGATTACAATTCTACCCATTGCAAAGTTTCCACGGGTTTCAGTTGTAATATCGGTGCTACCGTCATAGTTTACAGTGCTTCCACCCAATCTCTCTTTAATAAGAGTTGTGATGTAGTGACCGCCCTTCTGGTCTGGAAGCATTGATGCATATTCGCTCTTCTCAACTACAGCACCCGATTTAATCAATTCATTAAGTCTAATGTTCGGAGTGTTCTTAACCACAGCGTCAAAAACTTCTCCGTTAAAGTTTACGGTATCAAATAACATAACTTATTTCCTCCTATGATTTTTGTAGGTTAATGAATACCTCATTTGGCATACATTGTTACTTTTGATTTAAGTATGGGGTAATATCCATACTTGGATTCTGATTCTTAAGTTTCATCAATTCAGCCATAGTAAGCTTGTTTCCATTGTTCTGATTGATGTTGTTCCCAACAATTCCAGACCTTCTCTTTGCAAGTTCCTGTTCCTGCTCACTGATAAGAATGTTCGGCTTAAGATTTCCATCCGAATCCTTGACGATTGAATCAAACAAGTCAGAAATACTTTTACCTCTTGCGGAATCACTGTTCAAAGCTGCTACGAGTTGAGATTTGATAGCATCCCTAGTGATGTCATTAACAAACATCTTATCCTCGAAAAATTCTGAAACAATGTTCCCAAGACGATTTTCCTCGTCTTTTTGAGCACGTTCCTTTCTTTCTTTTTCAAGTGTCTCCGAGAGTTCCGCAATCTTTTTGTTGAACTCTTCAACATCTGGCGAATTGTCTTTGAGATTTTTCAATTCAACCCCCAATGCTGTATGGGTTTTTTTCAACTCTTCCAATTCCTTGGTGATTTCGGTAATTTTTTCCTGCTTTTTGTCAACTTCATGCTGTGATACAAATTCCCCCGAAAATGCCTTTTCAATATCGGGTGTAATCTCTACATTAAGTGACTTCAATTTTTCAATGATATTCATTTCATTACCTCTTTCTTAAAAGTTTTTAATCCGGTCAGCCCGGCACGATAGAAGCCCCATTTAATCCATGGGTGGCAATTTGACAGATAAACCTCTGCCCGGGTAATTGCGAATGGCGGATTTGAACCGCTCTTTTCTGTCCAGTGGGATTTAACAGAACGTGCTACCGATTTACACTTCAATCGCATAAAGGGGATGCCGCCTTTAACGGCTATCAATTTCTAAAAATCAATAGGTTGAATTTCACATATCACGTTAAGGAGGTACAAAACAAGAGAAAAATCACTCCACAAGTATATTTTACTAGTACTAAAAAAAAATTTGTCCATATTTTAATAAAAATGGGTGGAATATTTCATCCACCCATTTTTCTAAATCATCTGATTGAGCATATTGACGTATTTGTCAATCTTCTGTCTTTCCTCAGGGAAATCAGAATCCTTGCTCATTTCTTTTAATTCTTCCCTTAATTCGTGCATCTTCTCCTCAAGCGCACCCATTACATCCTGCTTTCCTGCCATGCTGTTTCTGTAATCCATCTTTGCCTGCGAATACTGCTCGTCAGCATAGCTTCTTCCTCTCCGATAGCTTTCATTCATACTTTCCATACTTTCGCCTTCGGAACTGTATCGACCTCTTCTGTCTCTTTTTGCATACCTTCCACGACCTCTAGCATTTGAATTTCCACCCATAGCCATTGAATCAGCAAAGCTGTCATATGACATTCCTTCTGAATATCCAGAGCCTTCCATTGCTTCTACTGTCTTGATATCCTTGTACATATCAATAAGTTTGTATGCTGTTTCAAGATTTCCCGATGTAAGTCCTTTTTCTGCAATCTTATCTAATTCATCACAGATTCTTTCTTCCATTCTTTTCATATCTGCCATTTTTTATGCCTCCTATTCTGTTGGTGCTGTTCCGTTTATAAAATCTCTTCCGGATGCCATCATGCAGTTGCACAGACTACCAAGAAGTTTAAATACGCCACCTGTTGAATCCGTCTTAACAACTGTGCTGTACTTTGTTCTACTTCTGATAGCCCTTGCTGTCACTATTCTACAATCACAAGTTGTAAGTGGATATGTCTCCGTTCCGTTTACGATTGAAATGACTACAGGAGCATCTACCGGTGTTTCATCTGGAATACTTTGAGCAACTACTATGCAATATTTCTCGCAGTTGTAATAACAACCTTCTGGTATTGAAATCTGCAAATTAGGAGCATTGTATGTTACAGCAGTAGAAATTATTAATTTGTCGCATAATTTACAAATGTTTTTACATGCCATTTTTCATTCCTCCAATCAAAAAGGGTAGACCTTCGCCCACCCCTTGAATCATCAGCCAAGTTTGGCGAATTTTTTTACTAGACACCGCAACCGCAACATCCATTTGAAGCATATGTTACTGTTCCGCAACAATTTGTTGGAAAAGTCACCTGCTGCGGTGGCTGTACGACATATGCCGGCTGTGGGCATTTAACTCCAAGCTGGTCAATCAAAAATGCATTTTGTGCCTGCTGTGAAGCAGCCAATCGCAATGCCTGATTCTCATCACGTAATGTCTGCATCTTTTCGTTTGAAAGGTAGTCAATCACACGGTCGCCTACCTTGTCGATTGCCTGCAAGGTTGCACAGTTCTGTGTAGCCATGTTGTAATTAGTCTCTGCAAATCCTCTTTCAATCTGTCTGCCAATCATATTAGCCTGTGTTAAAAGATTGTAATTTACATCTCCCAACTGCTGTCTTAAATCACAGCAACAATTAGAAATCTGCTGACCTAACATCTGCTGACCAAGGCGGTTCTCATAGCCATTTGTTGTAATGGCATTTGTGATACCTGCCTGCGCTCCTGCGACATTCATGTTTACACTGTTAATCAGCTGTGCATTTTCGTAGAATCCGTCACAAAGACCGTTTCTGATTGTGTCAAGTCCTTTTTCGATTCCATTAAATCCATCTGACAGCTGTCTCTGAATGGTTGCAAAATCTGATGCAAGGATGTAATTGGAAGTTGCTCCCTGTGAGCCACCGCCACCAAATCCATTGCCGTTATTACCCCATCCTCCAAATGCGGCAAAAATTAAGAATAAGATAATCCACCATGAACCATCTCCACCAAAACCATTGCCATTGTTTCCTCCACCGCCGTTGCCTGTAGCAGCGGCAATGTCCGCTAAACTGTATTCTCCATTCATAAAGCATTTCTCCTTATTGATTTATTTACATTTCCGGCCGGAATAATGTACTATTTAAAGATTCCTTTTAACTGATTAGCCATCTGTTGGAACTGATTCAACTGCTCTTGGCTAATCTGTCCACTGTTTACCATATTCATCACAATTTCTTGTGGATTTCCGTTAAAATCCTTTTTAAATTTCTGAAACCTTCTAGCAATGTCCATAATGTTTCCGTTTTGCTGATTTCTACCAAGCGTATTAAATAAAGCATTACTCATTTGTCTCTACCTCCTTTTTTCTACTGCTTGACCTATCTTTCTTTAATTCTTCTATCTTCTCAATAAGAGCGTCATATTTGCCAAGCAAAGAGTCGTATTCATCACGTGTGACAAATTGTTCACTTAACGATTTGGAATCGTTCTGTGCCGTCTTAAACTGGTCATTTGTGCATGCCTTGTATTCATATGTCTGTATCGTTGGCATTCCTGCCCCATCAGTCGACTTAATGTAAAACCTATCTCCCTCGCTGTCCATCAACATCACAGTGCTATTCGGTGTCATAAGATAAGATTTTGCTCCTACTTCGCCCTGCACCCATATCAATCCTTGACTATTCTGTGCCGTCTGCTGAACCGGTGCGGTCATCTGTCCCGAAAACATCTGTTGATTTGATTGATAGTTGTTTTGAAACGGTTGATATCCTGTTGGATAGTAAATGTTTGGGTTAAATGCCATATTCAATACCTCTCTTTCTATTAAAATTTTAGATTAAAAAAAGAGCCTATGACAGTTCGTCATAAGCTCTCAATTCGTTCAATTTTAGTCCATATTCGGTTTTTGATTCGCTTAACAGTAGATACACCCATATTGCATATCTCTGCTGTTTGCTCGTTGGTATTTCCACAAGATAATGTATCAAATATCTTTCTTTCATCTGATGTGAAATTACATAAAGCACGGTATTTTTCTATTTCCGGCATAGTAAAATCACATATCTTCAATTATTTATTTCCTCCAACAATACAAAGGGATTTCTTTTCCACTATCCCAACTGTCATAGTAACACCCATCCACCACGCATACAACGTGGTTTGATACTTTAACCACAAACACTCCAACAGGATTCTTTTTGCAAAAGTCATACAGTGTGCATCTATTGTTGCAATACAATGGTATCATCTGAAATCCATTTTCTGACAATATCCTGCTCCATACAAGGTCTGATGTCTCGACCTCTGCCTCGTCCATGCTGTAAACATCAAGCAACATTTTAGCCTTGTTCCAATCAATGTCTAAGGCTTTGCTTACTGCCCTCACTGCACAATCTCCTGTTATCTTTTCTTTTGGATTTGGATTGTAATAAACCCACATACTAATTCACTTCGCTTTGCTATCCGGTGTAGGTATCTTTTGTTAAACAAATAATGCAGAATTTCTTGGCTTTAAGTTGTTTTCTCTGCAAAAATCCATATATTTATTGGTTTTAAACTTCAGCTTGTCACTAAGTCTAGTGATTTCTGCCCTAACTTCTTTTGTTTTCAATCCGCAAGATTTGAATGCTTGCAGTTCTCTCTTTGTGTCTCTAATGGAGACTTCCATCCTTCTTTGCTTTTGTGTCTTCTTGTAGAACTCTTCATTTTTATCAAGATTCGGTCTATCATCATCATTAAGCTGAATGCCGGGGTGGAACTGATAAAATGAATGCCTGCAATTTATTCCGCATATTCCTTGAATGTTTCCAAAACCGCAAGACTCAACAAAATCAGGATAATCATATTTTTGTTTGATTTCTGACAGCTTCTCTCGCATTTGCGCCGTCCATTCAAACCCTTTTTCATTCTGATAAGCAATATTTTTATACTGCGAAAGTCCTTTACTATTCCAATCAAGAGAATAAACCTTTCCTTGCCACCAAGAATGATTTGTGAAATTATTTTCAGGGGTCACTCTGGCGCCCATATGCGCTGATGTCTTTACGCAATTTATACCCTTTTCGGCGCATCCGATAATGGTAATGTCCGCATTGGCTTGATTTATTCCTGTTCTAACTGCTCTCGCAATTGCTACTTCTATATTGTCGGACCGTCCTGCATATTCCACTTGCGCACCTTTATCAGAAATTTCTTTTATAGCATCAATAACCGCTGTTTGGTATGATACTCCTGCTTTAATTCTCATAAAAGCATTGTCGCAAGCCTGTATGTATTCAATGTTGGCTTTCTGTGGCATTGAGTGGACTATATTTACCATTTCCTGATTTGTGCGCCTATATGCTGATTCTAAAGCCATTATCTCGGCTTTTGTCATATATAAATCCGCTGATACCTTTGGATATTCTGCAAATTTTATATCCGGCAAATCAATGCCAAGGTTTTCGTGTTTAATAATAGCTTGAGATATCTCTATATTCTGCTTGTTTATCTCCCCGGCACTTTGATAGAACGCATCTTTGATTGCTCCGCTAAGATTCGGAATAATCTTTTGCAATTCTATCATAATGTCTTCGTAAAGAACCCCTGACAGCATCAGCTTGCGCACGTCAGCTTGCGTTGATGGAATGAACAAATTTGTTTCTTCAACCGCTTCAAACGTCTTCACAATCCTTTGCGCTATTTTTTTTATAATGTAGTTGTCAACTTCAACAATCTTTTCCTCGACATCATACATTATCTGATTCAAATATTCAGGTGTAATCATCCTAATGCCCTCTGCACTACTTTAAGCCATTCATCCTTATCCTGCTCGTATGCTACTTCTCCCCACCTTGCTACTGCGTTTGGCTGTGAATATGTCAATTTTCTGTCAGAAGGAACTTTGGCAACTCCCGGCCTTGACCAGAACCCATATTCCTCGTTGTAAAACGCTCCTTTTTGCGTGATTGGGTCAACGTAAAGAATCCCTTCATATTGGTAATGTCCATATTCGCTGTTTGGTGGGTATAAATACACTCTTCCTCGTGTTTGAGCATTTATGGACATTGTTTCTGAACGGAGCATACCTGTATCAACAGGCATTCTTTTGTATACAGAATCTGCTACTGCTGCATCCAATGCATCCTGCGCTCTGTCAAGAGCCTGTCCTTGTGGCTGAAAATCCAAAGTGATTTTATACCCATTGCCAGATTTTGACATATTCAATTTTGTTAGCTTTTTTGTGTAATAATCCTTTGGAAGTCCACCATTCATTTTACCGCCCCATTTCTTTTACGATTATTCGGGGAATAATCCACTTTCTACAGGTTTTTTCTCCTCTTTTACCTCTTCCAGCATTTCAAGCGCTTCTTCTTCTGAAAAGCCTTCATACTCCATCAGATATTTCTTTTTTGAATAAACTCCCTGCATCATAAGTTGGTATGCCCTGCTTCTGTCCTGCTCAAATGATGCCATCAAATCCTTAAAGTAATAGATATCTTCTTCTGGCACATCTTCATCAAGCGCATTTACATATCCGTCAGGCATTTCAAATGCAAAGTCACAGTATTTATTTAATGCATAAATTAAATCTGTAATTGCTGTCTTTAAAGCTGAACGAATATCATTTATCGTCTCTACTGTCTCTGAATCATCACTTTCAACTTGTGTGGCCGTGATTCTTCCTGTCTTTTCGTCCAGAACAAATTGACCCTGTGAAAATCCCATTTTTGTTGAAATCATTGACAATATACTGTTGATGTCCGCTATTCGCTGTTCTGACAGCATCACAGGCACATGCTCGTC